GCCCTTTCTTTTTGCCCGTTTTTTAGTTATCTTTCTCCTATCCTGACAGGCGCATCCCGTGCCTGACTCTAGCCACGACAGGAGAAGAAAATGGCTACAACGACTTTCAACGGCCCAGTTCGTTCTGAAAATGGGTTTCAAATGGTTTCCAAAAACGCCACGACAGGTGCTATCACCGTCACTTCCGGTGACAAAATGGCAGTTGAGGCGACAGGTAGTGCAGGTATTGAAGGCACTGCAGCGGTTTATGTAACCCAAGTAACACGTCTGAAGAGCGACGTAACCACCAACGTCAACATCGTTAAAACATCGATAATGATCGATTTGACCGGTCTAAAAGACGGAGGTACCGCTGGCGATATTATCGGTAAAGATGGCTCTGGCGTTGCCTTCATTGGACAAGTAACCGCCGCTAATCAAGGCACTGTTTTTGGCGTTACGATGACTTGTGTCGAAACCCCTGCGGGCGGTAGCGCAGACATCGATTTGTTCTCTGCAACAGAAGGCACCGGCGTAAACGACACTGCTATTGGCGATTTGACAGAAACACAAATCATCAACTCAGGCTCATTGTCTGCCGGATCTCTTGTAGCAGGTGGTGACATCGCTGCAGATCAGTTTTTGTATCTGGTCAGTCAGGGCACCGGTGACGCGACCTACACTGCTGGCCGTCTTATGATCGAGATACTAGGTTTCGACGCAGCGTCCTAAAGGAGTAACGTATGGCTGATGCAGTAACTACACAAACATTAGTCGATGGTCCTAAATTTGCGGTTCTGAAACTGACCAACATATCTGATGGCACCGGCGAATCGGCTGTAAAAAAGGTCGATGTTTCTGCTCTAGCTACAAGTGCGGATGGTGATACTTGCACAAGTGTCACCATAGACCGCATCTGGTGGCAGTGTATTGGCATGAAAGTGCAGCTTTTGTTCGACGCAGACACAGATGTTTTTATCATTGAGCTCGGTGAAAACCAAAGTGGAGATCACGATTACAGTATCTTTGGCGGTTTGACTAATAACGCAGGCACCGGAAAAACTGGGGACATTATGTTTACCACAGTGGGTGCCAGTTCAGCCGACACGTACACGGTGATCCTTTACATGAGGAAAGGCTTCGATTAATGGCAACGACCAAGGACGTAAAACGTTTACCCTCTGGTCGTTTACAGTATCGGGGCGAAACGTTTTCTGGCTATAACCAGCCAAAACGTTCGCAGGGTAGGTCGAAAAAATCCGTGGTCTTGGCCAAGAAAGGTGATCAAGTGAAGATGGTCCGATTTGGGGACCCCGACATGACGATCAAGAAGAACCAACCCGGACGCCGTAAGAACTTCCGTGCCCGCCACAATTGTGATACGGCAAAGGATAAATTTACGGCTCGATACTGGAGTTGCGACGCATGGTAATGACACGAGGCGCTACGCCTAGAGGTTTGACGTACTATGCCAAAGGCGGTGGGGCATCAAAGAAGAGCAAAGGCAGCAAAATTTGCCCCGAAGGCAAAGCTTGGGCCAAGCGCACCTTTGATACCTACCCGTCTGCTTACGCAAACTTGGCGGCTAGTAAGTATTGTAAAGACCCGAATTATGCCAAAAAAGCAAAAGGTGGGAAGAGAAAGGGCCGATAATGGGCGAGCTTAAAAAATGGCTTGATCAGAAATGGGTTCGTATCAATACCGAAGGTGAAATCGTCGGCGAGTGTGGTAGCTCTGAAAATAAAAAGAACCCAGATCGTTGTTTGCCAGAAAAGAAAGCGCGATCTTTGAGTAAATCAGAGCGTGCGGCTACGGCGCGTAAGAAAAAACGAGAAGGGTCGAAAGGTAAAACCGTTGTTGCAAACACACCCAAAGCCAAAGTCACCAAGATGAAGGCGGGTGGGGCTGTGAGAGCGGAGATTGCAAGGGGCTGTGGCGCTGTTATGAGCGACCGCAGGAAGAAAACAAAGTATTTGTGAGGTTGATATGTCTCGAGTGAATCTTGGTATGGGTGGCTTCAAGAAAAAAGCTGCGCCGAAAAAGAAAGCAATGAAAAGCAAAGGCAGCGCGCAAGGGGCTAAAATGAAGTCCAAAGGCGGCGCTATGGGCGGCAAGAAAGAAATGATGCCCGGCGGCATGAAGAACGGCGGCGGCGTGAAGCCCAAAGGCATGAAGAATGGCGGCAAGATGGCTACAAAAGGTTACCGAATGGGCGGCAAGGTCAAAAAGAAAGGTGACAAGGTAGGCGGCAAAATCTGATATGCCATACCTACAATCCAACATCCCGCACTTCAAGTGCTGGGTGCGTCGTGAATACACGAAGAATCACGAGGAGTATCACGGCGAGTTTTTGCACGCTATGGCAATTGCTGTGACAACCATGCCGTGTAGGTGCTTGAGCTTTCAGTTGATCTTTACAGGGATCGAAGCAGAGGGCGAAGAAGAAGACACCGTTCATGGGGGCGCTATGTGGGCTCGCATGCCGATCACAGCTTTGGTAGGGGACGTCCCGTTGGAGGAGTGGCCAGAACCTATGCCGGTTTGGGCGGCCCAACCTTGGGATTGTAGCTCGCATCATCACTCTGTGTACGTGCTTGATAGAGCTACGCCGTGCCCTTGGTTGGCTAAAATCGACGGAGAAATGTATCCCGCGAAGTATTTGTTTACGGTGGACTACACGGAAAGCGAGATCGCGGACGATCCTGCGCAGCATAAGCAAAGTCATGTTTTGCAGTTGTTAGACGCTGGTTCTTGGACGGGCAACATCGTTGCTTTGCCCAATAACCGAGTACGGGTTACTCACCCGGCATGGTTCGAAACGGGCGAAGGGGCTCCAGATTTCAAGCCTTCTGCGCATATACATTATTCGAAAAGCGATTTAGATTACACGCTTGACGTAAACCAAATTTTTGACAACTTGTATAATGACAACGAGCAATAGCAAAGATTTCGAATTAGATGTCGCTGAGTATGTCGAAGAGGCGTTTGAGCGTTGTGGCCTTGAAGTAAGAACGGGTTACGATCTCAAAACCGCGCGTCGTTCGTTAAATTTGTTATTTGCAGATTGGGCCAATCGAGGCTTGAATCAGTGGACCATTGAGCAAACGTCGATCACTTTGGCATCCGGCGTTCGTGACTACCCCGGCGGAACGATCACGATGACGGTCGGTGCATCTACTAGTTTGACCGTTGGCGAGACAATTACGGGCGGTACCAGTGCGGCAACAGCGACAATTACAAGTAAACCCTCGGCTACCACTTTAGCTTTGACCATACCTTCGGGCACGTTCCAAGCGGCAGAGACTATTACCGGGGGCACTAGCGGGGCCACCACTACGGTGAGTGCAGCAGTCGATTTATCGGATGTGCGTAGCACCATCGACATACTTTCTTCCGTCGTTACACGAGATGGGACGGATTTCCAGATTGAGCGTATCAGCCGTTCGAGTTACTTAAACATTCCCGATAAAGACCAAACGGGACGTCCAAACCAGTTCTTCTTGGATAGGCAAATAACCCCGGTTTTACGGGTGTGGCCTACGCCAGACAAGAACACGGACATCATTAAGTTTGATCGCTTGACCCGTATTGACGACGCGGACACGAATACCAACACGGTGGATGTTCCTTTTAGGTTTTATCCGTGTTTGACTGCCGGGTTGGCGTACTACATTTCTATGAAACGTAATCCGGGCATGATGGCGGTTTTGAAGCAGGTGTACGAAGAAGAAATGCAACGTGCAATGGACGAAGACCGAGATCGTGCATCTCTGCGAATCAGCCCCGGCTATGAGTATTACAGGACGTAGTTATGTCAGGTTTTGCTCGAGGTAAATACGCTTACGGGATCTCAGACCGATCTGGCGTCCGTTACAAGCTTAACCGCATGAAACGAGAGTGGAACGGGTCTTTGGTCGGGCCGGACGAGTACGAACCGAAACAACCGCAATTGTTCCCAAAACCTCCGGTAGATGACCCTCAAGCCTTGCGTAACGCCCGCCCTGACAGGGTCGAGCCTATGGTGGTTTCTGTAGGGGTGCCAAACGTTTTAGAAAAGACTTTTACGCCGGTTAAAGCGTCCACACAGGTTGGTACAGTCACGGTGGTGATCACATGAGTTTTACTTTTGATAGCTTAAAGACAGCCATACAAGATTACCAAGAGACGAGCGAAACTACGTTCGTCAACAACCTGCCTGTATTTATTAAAGAAGCGGAAGAACGGATCTTAAAAAACATAGAGTTGCCGGTATTC